TTCAGAAACCTTCCAACGGGCCCCAAATAATCAGGGTTCTGCCATTGGCTGACGGTAAAGGTGTTCCTCTGCTTCGGTCGTTCGCCGGCATCTGAGAGGAGAGTTGTAGTAGCACGTTCGAGCGGGGTGCCGGTAAACACCGTCATCCTCCGCTGTCCCAGACCATGGATAGGTCGTTGGGCATACCGGTGGCTTGAAGAGGCCATCGGGCGCGGCGATTCGTTTCGCCCTCGTTCGAACATACAGGAATTCAGCACAAGGAAGTCGGGAGACGTGAAGTTCTTCCCGAGAGAAAATTGGAGTCCGCCCATACGGGTGATGCTTTTCCAAATCTCGTAGCCTGCATCGTCGGTAACGAAGCCGACATCATCTCCATTGATGAGCAGAGCCATCTCTTCCAAACTATACGCCTTTCCATCCCGTATCTCCTTCGCGAAGCGCGTCAGCGCGGCGTTGATGATACAGAGGATAGGGAACGAAACAGGTGAGCCCATGAGCTGACCGTTCTGTTGTACTCCCTCTTGGGCTTTCCGACCGGATTTGGGATCCGGCGGAAGATGTATAGTGTGCCTGACTAAGCAGCGAATGAACGAGTCACGGATGTGATCGGGCATTTCGGACTCTTGTGCGATGGTACGTGCACATAACTCGGAAAGGATACCCGAGATGAGGTCCGTGGCTGACTTGTAGTCTCCGGAAACAAAGAATTCCCCCGGCAACAGGGGTTTCCAAAAAGTGCTATGGATGTCCTCTAGGCTAAGCGTTTTGCCAATGAGACGGAATGTCGGGTGCGCCCGGCAAACTCCATGCAAGAATTTTTGGATATACCTCGCCCAGTAGTAATCTACTTCTGGGCCCGCCGTGATCGTCCGTACCTTCAAGGGTTCCGGAAGTCCTATCACTTTGGCGGGGACCCGCACTAAAGGGTCCAAGGGAATTTCTCTGTCAATTGAGTGACCACCATCTAAGGTGTGGAACATGAGGTCACGCGCGCTGTGGGCCATAACGGTTTCTTCAAACCAATGGATCGCCGAACGTCCGACCCGGATGCCCTCGTGGGGCGGGTCGAAGATTCGGTTCAGAGAACCACGGCACGCGTGTGCCTCCCCCATCGCTGCATCAACCACACTCTGGCGATTGAACGTGCAACGATCTGGACTCGCTGAGAAGCGA